GACATTGATTTTCAGAAGTTCCGACATTTCTTGCTCTCCTCAATCATTTGTTTAAGTTCGCGCCGCAGTTCGTTGTGGCGGTCGATGTCTGCCTGCGTCCAAGTAAAGATGACCGGCTCGGTGTAGTACCGGTGTTCCTCACACTCGCGTTGCTGTTGCCAGTCGTCCATTAAAAAGTCCTCACAGCAAGCCACACTAGAGCGGCAAACATGACAAACGAGAACAGGTACAAACCAACGGTTTTCATACTGATGCCCTCGCCATCTGTAGGGCTTGGAACATCAGCCGTTGGTTGGTTCTAGCGCAAATAACAAACGCTGCACGGATGTCTGCGTGCGCTCTTGCGTGCTTCATCGCAAGGTCACGGGCTGCTCTGGATTCACCTGCTGCGATTGCCCAGCGGATTGCGGGGGGCAGGTGTTGGGGGATGGGTCGCATATCTGTTGCTCCGGTTGCCGGTCGTTTGTGACCGTGGAGCCATGATGCGCTTGCTGTTAACCGATGTCAACAGCCTCTTGCATTTATTTTTACCATCGTTAACTTACCGCTTCATGGACATCCAAGCCGCCCTCGCAGTCGCAGGCTCTAAAGCCGCCCTCGCCCGTAAACTTGGGGTGTCCCGCCCTGCCGTCAGCAGGTGGGTCAAGGCAGGGAAACTACCTGCCATGCGGGTATGGCAATGGAAGGCGCTAGAAGCCGTCACCACGCCCGTTGCAGCCGATTCTACGCCTACCCCCGGCTAACCCCTACCCCTGCTGTAAAGCCGCCAGAATCTTTCTGGCGCGGCTTCCTGTGCGACCGGACGCTACAGGACTTCTCTGGACGCCAACCCTTAAACGACAAACCCTCCGTGAAGGAGGGCTTGACGCGGGCGGGGGGATGGCCCTATCCTCGGAATGCGAGTCGAGGTAAAGGCAAGATAAACCGGGGGAAACGGTTTGTCAAATGCCCACCTCCGACGCTCGGGCAGTCTGGTCGGGGAAACAACGCACAGACCTTCCTTAAACCTACATCGGGGCAGCCAGCCTGTAGGCACGCGGCGTTAGTCGGGAAGCGTGAATGGCACCGGGAAACCGGCAAAAGTAGCCGACAGCAGGGTGGCTCCGTCAGTCATCAATTCTGCACGACTCGCTTTAGGCGTATTCCGTCTAAACCGTGCAGAGTTCACCATCAGTCATCAGGGTCTAGACCCTTTTTCTAGACCATCTTTAGTCTCAATCAGTCTTGAATCTAGAAGCCTGAACTAAAGTTGTTGCATTAACCTCAGTGAACAGTTACGCTTGTTTCGTCATCAACCACGGAGCATGACATGAAGAAGTTAACTGCCCTTGTTGCCCTTGCCTTGACTGCTACAAGTGCCGAGGCCGCGACCATCTTTCTCAAACGAGAGTATGTGACCGGCACGACGAAGCATTGCGTTTACGATTACTACGGTAGCGATTACATCGTAACCATCCAGTCGTACCAACTCTGCAAATTGTCTATCACTATTTAACCAAAGCAAAACCACAGAGAGGTTTTTATGCACGAACTAGACGAAGCCGCATGGGAGCGATGGGTTGCCTACCGCAAGGCCATCCGCAAGCCCATCAAGGAAGTCAGCGAACACGCGATGAAACTTAAACTGTCGCGGTTTGGCGCTGACCAAGATGCCGTGGTTGAGCAGTCTATCGCTAACCAGTATCAGGGGCTGTTCGAGTTGAAGAAGTCCGCACCCCGTCCCGGCGAGAAAGTCGAGAAAACCGACAAGCAAAAAGCCGCCGATGTCGCCCGTCACGCTGAACAGGACGAGCGTTCGGCAAGACAATGGGGCAAGCAGGAGCCGACCCCTATCCATAGGCTCAAACTGTGCGAGGCGTACCTTGCGCGGTTGACCTTAAGCGACCCGCCCGACCGCGATGCTGTAGAGCGGTTGCGCGAGGCTGCGGCGGCTGCGCTGCGGATAGCCGACGCCATCGAAGTGCTGAACGACCCGCACCTCGCGGGGATGGTTCGCCAACTCTTTGGTGAACGCGGTCTGAACAAACTTAAAAAGCGAGAGGTGCAATCGTGAAGTTAACAACGAACGATATGTGGGATGCGTTGAAGGCGTACCAAGTACAGGCAAACGCCGATGGTCACGGCAAGTCGTGGCAGACAGCGTGCCAAACAAAAACCGTAGCCGACATGGACGCTGCAATCGAGGATTCGAGTGAACGGATGTTAGAAGCCGACCCCGATTACGAGTTGTTTGGTGGTCGCCCGAACGACGATTACGAGCGGATGTATACCGCAGGCGAGGCGATGATTAACGCTGTATATGTGATGCAGTCGGATGTTTCGCAGCAGGAAAACATCACGATGGCGATTCGACTTATCGAAAAGGCGCAGGAGATAGGAACATGAGCATTAACGCCATGCTGTGGGCGCAAGAGGTGAAGCCGTGACACGCGAGGACATCATCCGCATGGCGCGGGAGGTCGAAGATTACGCCGACACCATTTATCAAAAAGGCGAGTATCACCCCGGATGGTTGGAAGTTCGTGACCAACGCTTTGCCGCCCTCGTCGCAGCAGCCGAGCGGGAGGCGATTTGCCCGATTGTTTACGGGCTGTGCATCAGCGACAACAACGCGCAAGAAATCGTCAACGCCATCCGTGCGAGGGGGAGCAAATGACCCGCACCTGCAAACAATGCGGAGAGAAATTTTACGGCGCGTCGAGCATCCTTCAACATCGCAGCGGTGCCTGCGGTGGCGAGGAATTACTGAAGTCTCGCGGCTGGGTTAAGACCAAGGCGGGTTGGGTATCACCACAACGCGCAGCGCACGACAAACGCCGTGGAGTTTGAGCGGCTGATGAAAAACCGGGATGCGCCGCATATTGATTACGGCGCATTCCTCGGGTTGCTGCCAAACAACCCTAAAGCCTGCCCGTGCAATATCGACGGCATCATCGAGCGCAAGGGAAAGTTCCTCGTACTAGAATGGAAACGCGAGGGTGAGGGGATGTCCGAAGGGCTGCGCCGCACCTTGCAGGCACTTGCAGGGACTACGGGTTTTCAAGTTTGGGTGGTGCGCGGCGACACGGACAACGGGCTACGCATCGGACGGTTTTACTCGGTGCCACCTTTCGGCAAACCAAAGTTGTTAGGCGAAGGCGTAAATGAGTTCATTGCGGTGTACCGACTGTGGTACGAGTACGCCGACGGGTCTTTCTGATGCGTTACGCCGCTCGCCGGGATGCGAACGATGCCGCCATTACCGCAGCCGTGCGTAAGGCAGGGTTTACCGTCTATGACCTTGGGTTAGCAGGTCAGGGCGTGCCGGACAAACTGGTCACCGCCCCCGGCTTTGCTGCCTTCCTCGAAATCAAGACCCCAACGGGCAAACTGCGAAGGGGTCAGGAACGCTTCCAGATGGCGTTTGAGCCGCTAGGCCAATGGTATCTGGCCCGTGACCCTGCCGAGACTGTTGCGTGGCTTCAGGCGCGGCTGACGACGACCCAGAAGCCCTGACCCATCAATTGATGGTGCTGTAAATGGTGGATGTGAAACCGCTGGCACAATTTTGGTAGCCACCAACGGGCAGGCTCTTGGATGAGGTGGGCGTTACGACCGTCGCTTAACACCTTGACCGCCGCCCCCGTGTGGACGCTGAAGAAACCCAACCGGGGCATGATACGGGCAAGGTCATTCAACACCGCGTCGAGCAGGTCGGGTTCAATGTGTTCCAGCACATCAATGCAGCAGACCATATCAGCCTCTATGGGAGGCCCGTAGGACGGGAAGGCTGGGTCATAGGGGTGGTAGTCAAACTCCAACCCTGCGGCTTGTAGCGTGGTCTGGAGGTTCTTCTTGCCAGCACCGTAGTCGGACAACGACTTGATGCCGTTATCCACGATTAACTTTGCAACGATGGGCGCAAAGGCGATGGAAGCCACGCCGTAGTTGGGATTGGTGTGAAGTTCAACCTGCTGGGCGCGGTACTCGTCGGAAATGGTAGTCATGCTTGCATCCTTCCCTGTAGGGGTCTAGCATCATCGTACCATAGGGGAGAGTCATGGCTTCGCACGAAAAAACCGCTGCGCTTTTTGTCGGAACCATGTTCCACAGCGCGACCATCACGCACCTTCAGCACCTTGCCACCAAGTCTTTCGCGCAGCACATGGCGCTCGGGGAGTACTACGAAGCCATCCCCGACCTTGTGGACAAGTACGCCGAGGCGTATCAGGGTAGGTACGGCATCATCACGGGCTACGATGTCGAGTTCCACAAGAACAGCAACCCGAAGGCGTATGTGAAGTCGCTGCTGACCTTCCTCGACGAAATCAAAGGCTCACTCCCGAAGGACAGCGACCTTGTTAACCTGTTCGATGCCGTGGTTGATGCGGTTACGAGCCTCAAGTACAAACTCGAAAACCTCGAATAATGGCGAAGAAAGCGGAACCGTCACGGGTTGCTGCCGCGCTGCAATACCTCCAGCAGATGCGCGACCGTGCCGCTGACTTCGGTGGCGGGGTAGTCGATACCCTCGCAGACCGCGCTAGGAGCGTCGGAGGACTTGCATACGAGGCGCTGACAAGCGACCCCAACATAGGGCGTATGACGACGGCAGAATACGCCCAAGCCGCCGACCGCCCGACCCCTCGCCTAAACCAAGCCGCCCAAGACCTCGGTACCATCGGCAAAGCAATCGTCACGCAGCCGGTTCAGACGGGCAAGGCTCTCGTGCAGGGCGAGGTTGAACGCGCACGGCAGGCGATGACCAGCCCCCGCGCTGCCGGTGAGTACGCAGGGTCGATGGTTGACCCTATGCGGATAGCCGCCGCGCTACGCAAAACCGCCCCTATCGTTGAACTAGATGTGTACCACGGCACACCGCATCGGTTCCCCGAAACGGAGGCTAACCCGCTAGGCGAGTTTGACGCTAGCAAGATTGGCACGGGCGAGGGAGCGCAGGCTTACGGGCATGGAATTTATCTTGCCGAAAGTCCTGCGGTTGGACGGCAATATGCAGAATTTTTAGCGTCTCGCAAAAACGATTTGCTTGACCCCGGCAATTTGGCTGCGTCAATGATGCATCGCACGCCCGAGGGAACAAAAGAAGCAGGATTGCGTGAAATAGATGCGGCTTTGAAGGGTATTAAAAATTTCCCAAACGCATACCCCGATGCAGCGCAACAAAAGGCAGCATTAGAAAAAGCGCGGGAGTTGCTAGAAAGCGGCGCAGAATTGCCAAAGCAAGGCGGCAATTTTTACACCGCCGACCTCCCCGACGAGATGATAGACCGTATGCTCGATTGGGATAAGTCATTGCTTGAGCAACCGCCAGCCGTTCGTAAAGCATTGAGAGACGCAAAATTCACTCAAATTGCAGACGAAATAGAGTCGTCGTACCTTGAAAGTTTGCCCCCCGAGGCGCGGGCATTGGCATTAAAAATGATTAATGGCCCGTATGAAGAAGTCATTTCACACGATGGAAGGAGAAAGGGGAAAAATTTAATTGCAGCAAAAAACTGGGATGATTTGGAGAGATTAGCGCCCGGTATTGAACACAATGAAATCTTTAGAATACGAAATTGGCACTCTAACAAAAATGCACCAGATTTTTATGCCGAGTTGTCTCGCGTATCGGATAAAGAGGCATCGGAGCGTTTGCGTCAAGCAGGAATTCCCGGCATCCGCTACCTAGACGCAGGTAGTCGCGGCAAAGACGGCACCGGAACGCGCAACTTTGTCGTGTTCCCCGGTGAGGAAAAGAAGGTTAAAATACTTAAGCGGGATTAACAGGTTGATGCGGCACGGTAAACGAAAGTAAACTGTCCGCATGGCAGATTGTGAAGAAGTGCAATGGCTAAAGGCGTAAAGACAGGTGGGGGCAGTCGAGCAGGCATCCCCAACAAGGCCACAGCCGCCGCAAGGGAGGCCATCTCTCGTTTCGTAGACGGCAACGCAGACCGCTTGCAGGGCTGGCTCGACGAAATACACCAAGAGAAGGGCGCAGAGGCGGCGTTTAAGTGTTTCAGCGACTTACTCGAATACCATGTGCCTAAACTCGCACGGCACGAACACAGCGGCCCGGACGGCAGCAAGATTGAGATTGAGGCGACTTGGGGCAAGCCCGAGTGAAGCAGCGGGTAGAACTCCCGTACCGCCCTAGACGGGCTTTCATGCCGTTCCACGACCGCACAAAGCGGTGGGCCTGCCTCGTCGCGCATCGTCGTGCTGGCAAGACCGTGGCAGCGGTTAACGACATCATCCGCGCAGCCTTCATGTACAAGGGGCCAAACGGCCTCTTCGGGTATGTTGCCCCATACCAGAACCAAGCACGCCGCATTGCGTGGGACTACTTCAAGCACTACGCCCAGCCGCTCATCAGCGACACCAACGAGCAGATGATGACCATCACGCTCGTTAACAACACGAAGGTCAGCCTATTCG